TGTCAATGGGCATGACCTGCGGTTACTGAGAGGTCAAAATGGCATACTCATTGACGGATGAGATTGATCGGCTGGAGCGGGAAAAAGAAGAGATGCTTATGCTGGCAGATGAAGCGACCAAGATGCGAGATCATTATTTGAGGCAGGCTGCGGTCTGCGATCTTCAGATCAGGGCGCTCAAATCTAAATTGGCACGGGAGAACGGCAATGCGTAAGCTGAATGAGATCATCGTCCACTGCACCGATACACGCCCTGAATGGGGCGAGAACATGACACCTGCGCGTGTCGTCGATGAAATTCGTCGCTGGCATACAGACCCTCCACCAAAAGGACGTGGCTGGAAAGACATCGGATACCACTACGTTATCTTGCGTGATGGGACCGTAATGAATGGTCGTCCGTTATTTGAAGTCGGCGCTCATGTTCAGGGTCACAACACAGGCACTGTTGGTATCAGCCTTTTGGGTGGTCATGGCGGTTCTGCCAAGGACAAGTTCGAGGATCACTTCACGACCCAACAGCGGGCCGCACTGCTCAAGCTGATCGCCGATCTTGAGGCGCAATATCCTACGATCAAGAAGGTGAGCGGTCACAATCAATACGCGGCAAAGGCTTGTCCTTGCTTTAATGTGCCAGCGTTTATGGATGGAACCACGACTGCGCCTGACCGCGTTACGCCCACGCAATCCACCACCGTGCAGGCATCGGCCTTGCAGATCGCATCCGGCGCTGGCGCGGGTATTGCGGCGCTTGGTTCGCTGTCTGGCACGGCGCAGGTCGTTGCGCTTTGCTTTGCTGGCATCGTGCTGCTCGCAGGCATTTGGATTATGCGCGAGCGTCTGCGCAAGTGGGCGGCGGGTGACCGATAATGTGGGCTTTGCTTCCAGATAGCATCCGCCGCGCGCTGGCGTGGCTTGTAGCAGGCGCTGTAGCTGTCTTGGCAGTCTTTGCCGCAGGTAAACGCAATGCGCGTCAGAAGGCCGCTCTGGACGCCGCTGAGGCATACGCCAAAACCAGAAAGGCGATAGATGATGAAGCTGCACATCTGGGCGATGATCCCAATACTTTGCGCGCCTGGTTGCGTGAACGCGGTCAGCAGTAATGCCATTTGCGACGGGACTGCTGCGATCCGCACTGAACACGCCGCCGCCCTTGCCGCCGATGGCGGGGATAAATCAGTCGTCACTGGCGCTAGGCTTATTAACTCCATTGACGCTGCTTGTCGCTAACTCTCCAGCTATTGCGTAATAGCCTGCGCCATCCACAAAGTTGTCATGGTGCGCCTTGTTGGATGCAGCGCGCGCTGTCTTAAAGATCGTCATCATCATAGCGACATCAAATGCACTGAGCGGTCCATGCTCTCGGATTGACAGCCACCATTCCCAGCCACTGGCAATGGCTGCAAAGCTGTCTTCTGCATTGCCGTGAGTTGCCGCTCGATCCTTTGTGATAATACGCTCGGCTTCTTTTAGAATTTCAGACCTGTTCATTTGCTTTCCCTTTCCGTGGTTCGCGTGTTCTGTTGCGCCTATCCAGTGCGCCTTGCAGCACTTGGATTGCATCTCGCGTCAGTCCCAATTGCAGCAACTCGATAGCCTCGGTGATGTCGTCCCGCTGCCATATCAGATCGGCCTGCATCTCTTTGCGTTGCTGGCTGGCGTCTTGCAGTGCTTTGGTCAGTCGGCCTGTCTCGTTGCGTAGGCGTTGCTCAAGGTCTGTCATGGCTGCTCTCCTTTCAGTTCTGCGAATGCCACGCTCTTTCTCCAAGGCTTACTGTAGTCGCCCTCTATCCATTCGCCTCCATACCCTTCGGCAAAGCCTTCACAGTAGGCAGCCTCCACCGCATTCGCCAGCTCGGCTTCTGCTGCATCCAGCTTATACTCCAATTCTGCAATGTAAGCGTCTTCATCCATTTTCTTAGACAGTTGCGCCTCCAGTTCCTCGATGCGGTCTCCGCGCTTGTCATACTCCCGCTGCATGTTTGTGAGGGCTTTCTCCAGCACCTCGATGCGGTCGGCTCTGGTATTCCATGCCGCAATAGCGCTGTCTTTAAACGCCATATTAAATCCAGTCAAAAGTCCGCTTTCGATGCAGGTAGATTTTTGATCACAAACAAAAGCGCCAGTAGTCAAATCATCTGAAACATCTATAACGACGTTGCTTCCGCAAAACGGGCATGGTTTCACCAGATCATCACTCATCCTTCAAGCCCTCCAAATGTGCAGTTGATACGCCGTCGCAGGTGTCGATGCGGATCAAGTCGATATATCCGCTACACGCACTTGCATCCTCTTTGCTAGTAAATGGCCCTGCAACGGTATGAGATGATCGAACAATCCAAACGCTCGTCGTAAGTGGAGATGGCTTGCCTCGGTAGACCGCATCCTTCATGCTCCATACTGGCAAACAACTGACCCACACCCCAGAGGCATAAAGTTCATACCCATGCGGCCATGCTTTAAGCGCAGACAGTTGTTCTTCTGTGAGCAGGTCGGTCTGAGTTAAGTTCGTTGTTGGGTGCCAAGTCATGCTCGCTCTCCTATCAGCTCGTCCAGCTTCCCCTTCAACGCATCAAGCGCATCCAGCGCCAGCGCATCAACGGTCTGGATATACTTCACCACGTTGCCTTCATCACACGCTGCAATCTTTTCAAGCGCAACAATGGCAACCGTCAGCATATTCTCTAACTCACGCGAGAATGCTTCAGCCTCCTTTGCATCATCAATGGCAGCCTGCAGCATCTCATCGCGCTCTTCATGCTCCTCACGCTCTGCCAGATATTTTTCAATTGCGTGCAAATTCCCATCAACGTCGATCATGCCGCGTCCTCCATCATGCCTTGCAAATCATCAGCTTCCGCTGCCCAGACTACAAAGATAGGCTCTTTATCTGGAGCGGTATATACAGGCGCTCTGACGCATTGGCCGCGCCCGAATAGGCGATGCAAGGCCAGCGATACTTCATGCTCATCGGCGGAAATGATATTTGCAATCTCTTGCGTTGTGGCAAACTGATAGTCTGACAGCACAGCCAAAACCTCATCGTCAAGCACAGGTATGGCAGTGGATTTTGATGCAACGTCATTGACAAGGCGCACGACCATCCACGGGGTGCGCTCGCGCATGTCTGGCGTGTTTGGCACCATTTCGGCGCGCACCGTGCTGCCGTCCTCGATCACGCCAGAGTTTGCAAAGCGTGGGTGAAAGTAAACGTCCTCGCTTAGGTCAAGGCGCACGCCAAACGCTGCGCCCTTTTGGCTGATGTGCGAGACAAAGATGTTTGCGATTTCCATTGTGTTTCCCTTTAGTTGTTTTCGTCGTGGTAGGCGTCGATGATGATTGCTTTGATTGTCAGGGCAAGGCTTTCGCCGTCAGGTGTTTGTTTGATAAGCCAGTCTGCAATCTCTTTCGGCAATGTGCCAAGGATTTCCTTAAAGCTGCCGACTTCCTTGCCTTTGTCCTTTGCGCGCCGTGATACATGCTTTGCCACTGAGATCGTCATCGGGTTTTTAATTCGTGGCCTGTATCCGCTAATAAGGCCTGCGCGGCGGGCTTCGCTCAAGGCATTGCTGACGTTTCCGGGTTCTTTTCCCATCGAGATGCAGATTTGGGTGTTGGATAACCCAGCCTTATAGAGCGCAATGATTTGATCTTTGATCGGGCTGGGGCGTTTCATGGTTTCTTCCTTGGACGCGGCGATGTGGTGATGATGTTTGTTGGCTGGCATCCGACGTAAAGGTTTAGGCCATAGGTCGGATATAGTTCTTCGACGGCCTGCTCCATCGCGGCGGCGCAGGTGTCTTGTGTTTCCATTGGCAGGCAGACTTCATCAAGCGCGGCTGATGCAACTGAGATGCAGAGCATGGTTAGGTATGTGGTCATTTCGGAAACCTCCGAAACTCATAGGGTGCTTTTGCGCTGGTGCGGCGGATTTCAATTTGCTTGTCGCGGGCAAGGGCAAGCAGATCATAGGTCACATGGATTTTTTCCTGTTTAAGGATTGCCGCCATCTCGCGCCCCGTGATCCACTTGTCCGTAATCTTGCGCATGATGCCAGTGTTATGCCGCCCGATGTCGCGGCGCGGATATTTGACCATGCCCTTCGGTGTGGCCGATCCTGCGTTTTCTGGCACGATTGCTGGCAATGCCTTGATGTGGCCGTCAGCGCGCTCTAGGCGTGCCATTGCTTCTGCTGGTGTGTATCCGGCGCGGATCAATTCAAGCATGGCCTGTGCGCGCGCTGGTGGCTTCTTTGCGGGCTTTGCCTTAGCAACCATTGGCGTTTGCACCGTGTGAAGCGAATACATGCTGCTCTTGGGTGAATAGATGGTCATTTCTTCCTCGCTGTCGGTGTTGGCTTCATATCCAGCCCAAGGCGGGCTGCGATTTCTTCAACTTCCCATTCTGGGATGCCGCGCTTCAGGGCGCAGGTCTTGACGGTGTAAAAGTGCTTGGCGTCGTTAATCACGGCGCGCTCTTTCTGGGCGTTTGTCATTAGATGCTATCCAATCGTGCAAGAGCTTTAAAAGAGCGTGTATATGACTTTATGAGGCGTTCAATTTGATGCAGCCTCCACTCGTTTTCAGGCCCTTCAAGTTCCTGTTCGCGGTAAATCTGCAAGGCTGTCAGGACGATGTGCGTGTCGGCTGTGTTTAGACGAATTGCCATATCAGAACCCAGCCCCATAGCCGAGCAGCAGCAGGCCGTAGCCTGTGCCGAAGATGCAGATAACGCCAAGCAGGTCGGATAGAATGTCACGGATGCGCATTTGGTTTTTCCTTTTTGTTGGGGTGGTGTTGACAGACGCTAACCCGCAATCAAACCTAGTGCAAGAATATTTTTTACTTGACTGCAATTATTTTTCACTGATAGTTAGGTGCAGCAGAATTGGAGCGCAGCATGTCGTTGGAAGAGATCATCAGCCGTATGTCTGACCGCAATTTAACGATTGTGGCTCAGCGCCTTAACATTAGCTATATGAAGTTGTGGCGCACGTTGACAAAGCGTAGCGCATCAGACCCTGATACCATCGCAGCCCTTGCTGCGTACTTGCAGGCAAACAAATGATTGGCAACACATATGACTGATTCCAGGGCAAAGGGCGCCGGCTTTGAGCGCACCGTGGCAAAAGCTTTAGAGCTTGAGCTGGGCATTAAGTTTCGTCGCGACTTGCAGCAATATCAGCAGGCAGACCGCGGAGACTTGGTGACGGATTGCCAGAATTGGCCATATGTTGTCGAATGCAAGCGATATGCCGAAGGCACTGGGTGCAAGCCGGCGTGGTGGAAACAGGCCAAAACGGCTGCCGACAAAGCTGGAAAGATCCCGATCGTTATCTATCAATACGATCGCCGGCAGATCAGATGCGTTTTACCTTTAAGCCACCTGATCGAATGTACGCATGAATACCTTACCGAAGTTGACTTCCAGACGTTTTGCTACATCGCTCGGGAGAAAATGAATGACTGATGAGGATCGATTGGATCGATTGGAGCAAATAGTGGCATTGCTTGTCAGGCAAGGTAACTCGAATTCACTAGTGATCTCTGAGATCATCGAAGTCCTCAATGAAGACGAAGGTGAGTGTCAATGTCGCAATTGCACACAAGCCAAGAAACATATCAACTAAGGAGCGAATATGAGAACGGATCTGACGAACACTGAGTATCACAACCACCCAGCTATCAGCAGCAGCGACGTGAAAGCCGTCGCGTCGAAAACTCTGGAGCATTGGCGCGGGCAAGTTCGCAAAGAAAAAGCTGCCTTTGACATGGGCACAGCCGTCCATGCAATGCTCTTGCAGCCAGATGATGACCTGATCACCCGCGGTCCGATCGATCGTCGAGGTGACAAATGGAAAGACCTTAAACTGGCCGCAGATCTCGATGGCAAGCTTTTGCTTACATCCGGCGACTATGACATCGCGCAGGCAATGTCTGAGTCCGCCATGCGGAATGCAACTGCTCGAGAATTGCTGTCGCACAAAGATCTGATCTGCGAAGCCAGCTTCTTCGCGATCGATCCCGTTACCGGCATCGAGATCAAATGCCGGCCAGATGGATGCACAAAGAGCGGCCTGCTGCTTGATGTGAAGACCACGCGAGACGCATCCCCAGATGGATTTGCACGCGAGGTTCACAAGTTTGGGTATCACATCCAGGCTGCTTTCTATACTCGGGTGCTGCGTGCATCTGGCTTGCCAGCCGATCAAATGCACTTCATTGCAGTTGAGAAAGAGCCACCCTATGCCGTCGGGGTCCATATCCTGACAAAAGAATATTTGTATCTTGCGGATCAAGTAGTTACGCGAACGCTCGAGCAAATTAGCCGCGCTCAGTCTGAAAATCGCTTCACAACGGGATGGCCCGACGTTAACGTGATCAGTCTGCCGCGGTGGCTGGAAGAGATTCCAGAGGACGAAGAAGAAGACTTTAACTGAGCCTAAGGAGAGAACACATGGCTACGAACAATGACTTCCTCAAAGTATTGGTAAAAGACGTTGTGCTGCAATGGCCACGCCTGAACCAGACCTATAAGTACAACACAGCCAAGAAAGCCTCAGAGGCCTGCGCTCAGGGCGCACAGGGTGCTGCATGGTCTGTGTCATGGGACATGACCACTGATGACGCTCGCAAGCTGCACGCTGAGCTTAAGGCGCATTATGAAGCCGCAATGCTGCGCAATCCAAAGCTGCCAGCGTTCTCCACCATCTTTGGCATGAAGCGCATGGAAGATGGCAAGACCGTGACTTTCTCGGCAAAGCGCAGTGGTACAAAAGGCGACGGCACGCCAAATACTGCACCGACCGTCATCGGTGGCGATAAGGCGCCTTTGGCAGATCTAGCTATCTGGGGTGGCAGCAAAGGTACCGTGCGCGCATGGGCTTACCCTGCTGTTGACCCAGACGGCAAGGGCGGCATCTCGATGATCCTAGACGCAGTGCAGGTCACAGCACCCGTATATGGCGGATCTGGTTTGGATGACTTTGATGAGGTGGCAACCGGCGATGTCTTCGACCAGGTTGCAAATGCGCAGAACAAAACACCTGCTGCCGATCTGGGAGACGACGAAATCCCGTTCTAAGAAAAAAGAATGGCCGCAGCGGGGAGGATCGCTGCGGCCAAAGGAGCGGAGAGAAAACAAACAGGCGGGTGGCCCATGAATAGAATAATATATAAAGTTTTGCGTTGCAACAGGGAGTTCTTGCTATGAACAAGATGCTCCTTTGCCCAGGATCGCTTTATACGCTCAAAAAACAAGTTGGATCACATTACGATGGAATAACTTGGACAGAGATCGTCGAGCGCGTTAAAGAGCCGTCGTCGAAGCCAAAGGGTGATGCTGACTTCTTTGTCGCATCAACCTATAGAGAGCATGATGGGAGATCTCACGATGCACAGCGCACAAGAGGTGCTTTCCGCGCGCTTTGCCTAGACGTTGACCACGGCAACCCATCGAAGGCAATGCTGATCGAGGCTGTGAACCGCATCCTCGGCGAATGCACGATGATCGTTTATAGCTCTTCCAGCGCCGAGCAGAAGAACAAGAAATGGCGTGCGCTGATCCCTCTGGCTGACCCGCTTACAGGTGATGTCTATGAGGAATATCAGTCAGCTTTCTTTGAGCTTCTGCACCCTCTTGGCGTGCATCCAGACTCGGCCCTTGCGCGCTGTGGACAACCCATTTACCTGCCAAACATTCCATTGGAGCGGCGCAACCAAGATGGCAGCCCGCTGTTCTATGACTTTGAAATCGTCAGAGTGAAGAAGAAGCCGAACCTATCACTGGTCTATGCTGAGGTTGAGCGCCGCAAAGAGCAACGTAGGCAAGCCGCAGAGAGTGCTTTGTTGGCGCGCACAGAGCGTGAAGCACGCCGGCGTGAAAAGATGCAGGGCAGGGAAGATGTTGATCTAATCGGGCACTTCAACGCAGCCCACAGCATTGCTGATCTACTAAGCCGATATCAGTACGAACAGCGAGGGTCATCGCCACATTGGCGCAGCCGTTATCAATCATCAGGCAGCTATGCCACGCAGGATTTCGAGACTCACTGGGTCAGCCTATCTGGGTCAGACGCCTCGGCCGGTCTTGGTCGCAATAAATCACTTGGTGACACATCATACTGCTGGGGTGATGCCTTTGACCTTTATGTTCACTTTGAGCATATCGGCGACTTCGACAAGGCGCTGAAGGCATATGCAGATGAGATCAAGCCACCGCCGGAAGAGTTTAAGATCCCTGAAAGCGGCTTGGATGATTTCGATTATGTGAGCGATGCACCAGAGACGATCCCAGATATCGATGTTGACCCACCTGAGCCTCCGAAAGAGTGGCCAACCCCGCTTACGATGTTTGATAGCTCATTGCTGCCGCGGCGAGAGTTTGTTTACGGATATGACTACATCCGTCGCTATGTCAGCGTTGTAGCCTCGGCCGGCGGCATTGGTAAGACTAGCCTGGTGTGCGTCGAAGCCGCCGCTATCTGCACTGGCAAGCCATTGCTAGGTACCCGTGTACATGAGCCGACCAATGTTTGGATCATCAACCTTGAAGATCCTGTTGTCGAATTGCAGATGCGGATGCTTGCAGTCCTACAGCATTACAAAATTGACCCAGAAGAAGTACGCGGCAAGATCTTCATGGATGGCGAAGACACGATGTCAATGACGCTGGCCGTCGAGGGCCGAGATGGCGTGCTTAAGAATGATGCTCTCTTAGAGTTGATGATCGAAAAGGTGCGTCGAGACAATATCGGCGTCATTATGATCGATCCATTCATCTCGACCCATATGGTCAATGAAAACGCAAACAGCAGCATCCAGGCCGTTGTGGCGATGGTGCGTAAGCTTGCACGCGATGGCAATGCCGCCGTATCGCTGATCCATCATGTGCGCAAATCTAACGGCGATGAGTCGTCGATCGACTCGGTGCGAGGTGCTGGCGCCTTGATTGGTGCAGCTAGGGCAGCGAGGGTCATCAACCGTATTAGCCCAGAAGAAGCCATCCGCTTGGGTGTGCCAGAGGAATCATCCAAGGGCATTATGCGCATCGACGATGGCAAAAGTAACTTGGCCCCACCAGCCGAGGTTGCAGTGTACCGGCGCATGATCGGCGTGCAGATCGAGAACGGTGAATACGTTGGCGTGTGCGTGCCATTTGAGATGCCTGATGCCTTCGAGGGGATCTCGGCAAAGGATGCCAGAAAGGTGCAGGACGTTGTTGCTGGTGCCGAAGCCAATGAGAAGCCATACCGAGAGAACGTGCAGTCGCGCGAATGGGTGGGCTATGCCATCGGCGAGACACTCAACATTGATGCCAGCGAGGACACCGGAAAGAACCGCGTGAAGGCAATCCTGCGGCAGTGGCTGAAGACAAAAGTGCTGCGGGTTCACAAAGAATTTGACTCGAAAAAGGGTCGCGAAGTTGCCGTCGTGCTGGTCGGAGAATGGGTCACCTATGAAGACATTTCGTGAGGTTTCCCCACTTCCCCACCTTGTCCCCACCTTAGGTGGGGAAGTGGGGAAAACAGTTTCCCCACCTTGGATTTCAAGGTGGGGACAAGGTGGGGAAGGTGGGGAAAATCGTGGTAAAAATCCAATGCTCCCACTTCCCCACCCCACCCTATATATAGGGTGGGAAGGTGGGGTGGGGTGGATTACTGAAGTTTGAGTGATGAAACCAAGGTGGGGAAAAGGTGGGGAAGATAACGATGGTAAAGAAGCCAGCATACAACCGCAAAAGCGACAAGATGATTCACCCTCGGGCGGCGGCTGTGGACATCACCTGCGACCTGCTGTGTGCGCCTCTCGAGCGCGTCGGCAAAGAGATGGATCTGCGCTGGGGCGTTAATGTTCTCCCCACGTTGGTTTCGGTTGAAAGTGCTGCGCGCTGGGCGAAGGCTGTGAACGGGCTGGAGGCGGCTGTCAAAGAGCAGGACGCCAGCAAGACGAAGGCATGGGTCGAGGTATGCCTGCGTGGTTATGCAGCGATGGATAAGGAAGCGATCGAGGCAGGCCGGAAATTTGCAGACCCAGAAATCTGGGAGTACGAATTCAATGGGCATGTCTTTGGGGTGATCGCTGACAGCAAGGAATGGCCGGCGGCATATGCAAAGCGTCCAGGACTGACGATCTACACAATGCGTGAAGTGGCCATCGCGCTGGCTGCATCTGCGGATATCGTCGCGACAGTCAAGGATGCGTTCCCAGGCGCGCAGGTTACTGAGATCTGGTCTGACCCAGATTGGGATGCAGCCGTTGGCGATCCTATGCCAGAGTTGTGATAGGAGCGCGTAGGAACGCGCCTGTGGCGGTGTTGGTGATTTTATGGTATGGTTTGATGCAAGAAGCGCAGAGGCTCTGTGCGGCGATATTTGAGGGGTCTACGGATGATCACGATCCAAACGAAAGTTGAGAGTGCAGCATTGCAGCGGCGCCTAAGCAATATCGTCTCCAGCCAGATGCCATATGCCACCGCACTGGCCATCAACAGCACCCTGAAAACGCTATATCGGTACAACCAAGCGTTGATGAAGCAATCGTTCAGCAACCCAGTGCCGTACACTCTGAATGCGTTCTATATCACCTACGCAAATAAGGAGACGCAGGTTGGTTCGCTGCAACGCAAAGAAAAAGCGGCCGGTAGGCATTACCTAGAGGTGCAGTCAAAAGGTGGCCAGCGTCCTCGCAAGGCGTTTGAAACTAACTTTGTGATGCGTCTTCCATATAAGGGAATTGTCGGAGCAGTGCTGCCAACTGAGAATACGCCAGTCAACAGCTATGGCGTTGTGCCGATGTCATTCCTCAATAAGGTCATGTCGCAGCTACAGATCCAAAAGGATTCTGCACAGAACACTGGCTACGAAAAGCGCACAAAGAGCGGAAGACGTTCACGCGCTCAAAGATACTTTGTGCCTGAGCCATCGCATCCGTTGGCACAGCGAGGCGGACCTGGCGTGTATGCAACCAAGCCAGACGCTCTTGGAAAGAAGCGCCAAGGTTCACGCGTCACTAAGGTGCTGAACTTCACCGACGCTTTGCCAATGTACCAAAAGCGGTACGACTTCGACGGTAAGCTGAACAATGCAGCCAACACCATGCTGACTAAGAACATGCGAAAAGCAATCATAAAGGCGCTGAGTTCCGCTCGCTGAGCTTTTCCATCGGTGGGGTGAGCTTTTCCACTGGCGGGGGTGAGCTTTTCCATCGGTGGGGTGAGCTTTTCCACCGGAGGGGGCGCCTCAGCGGCATGCTGCAATGCAGAAAGCGCCATGCTGCGGTGCGAAATTGATAATCTATTGATTTTGTTTGATTTTTTTGCCGGTCGATGCCGGTCGATGCCGACCTGGTGCCGGTCGATGCCGGTCTGAGCTTTTCCACCGGAGGGGTGAGCTTTTCCATCGGAGGGGTGCCCCAGCGGCATGCTGCAATGCAGAGAG